GTTTAATCCTAAGAACTTATCTATTTTTACAGGAGTTGGTTCTTTTGAATTTGTTTTAATTGTTGCCCTTCAATCACCTCCTAGTAATTTAGAGTAGCATCATATTTATCTTCTCTTGTTTCTGGTTTTCTAGGTTTTGGTTTAATAAACATACCTTTCATTTCTTGGTATCTTTGCTCAAAATAATTTGCTAGTGTTTTGTCTTCGTGTAACATTAATTGAGCTGCTAAACCATTTGTAAGAAGTGTTGTAGCTTTAATAGTATCAATTTGTACTGTTTGGTCTAGTGATTCTATTATTACTGGTTCTTCTCTTTCACTTTCATCTCTGAATCTGTTTTCTATTCCTACTAATTCTGTTTGTAACATTGTAAGAATAGATGGTGCTTTTGCTCTGTATTCTGCTGTTGTTTCGGCGTCTAATTGTCCGGACTCTAGCATTTCATCTATCATAGCCATTGTTATTTTAAATATATCTTCTGCTAACATTTTTTACCTCCTCAGAAAAAGACACCCTCGAGTGTCCTTTTATCAAGAGATAAACTCTTGATTTAATTATTTATCAAAATGTGCGTAAATAGCGTCTTTCTTTCCTTCAAGAACGAAAGTATCGTATCTTACACGACCTTCAACTAAGTTACCATTAATTCCTGGTGGGTCTCTATGAATTTTATAATCAGCTAACTTCTTAGGGTTAATAGTTGCAATTGGATGAGTGATAATAAAATCACAATCAGCAGGCATATATGAAGCTGGAACTTTAATTACTGGAACTCCATCTATTTCTCCTACTAAACCTTTATAAGCTAATTTAGTTGCCATATCTCCAGTTTTTGTAAAGCTTGGGTCTAATTTAATTGCTTTATAGAAAGAAGTGTTTACTACTGCAACACGACCTTCTGTTGGTACTAATGAGTTATCTAATACTTCTTGTCCATCTAAGAATTTTTCATAAGCATTTGCTTTAGTGATAGCAGCAGTTGCACTATGTCCAGTGTTAGCTTGAGCTGCTGCTCCAATTACACTAAGAACTTGTTTGTCTTGTGCAGGTACGATAACTTGGTCGATTTCTCTTTTAAGAGCTCTACCAGCATCTTTTACATTTAATTGGTCTTGGTTATTTCCTTTATCAATAGTAAATGTAAATGATTTATCAGTTGTTACTTGATATGCGTCAACGTCATCTTGTAATTCATTTGGTGTACCATAACGGTTAACTCCTGTTCTTGAATAATTATTTAATGGTACTGTTGGAATACGATAGATATGAATTGTATCTACTCCATCCCAATTATAATCGTTGTTTACTAATGGTGCTGTAAATGATGCCTTTTTGAAAGCCTCATCTACTTTCTTTTCATATTTTTGAGCTAAATTTATTCCTAATGCCCTTTATCTTCATCTCCTATTCATTGAAGCCTTCTAAAAAGAAGTCTTTTTCGTGTTTTTCTTTTGTTTGTCCTGTTTCAGTTACAGAACCAATTGTTGCCTTTGAATTTTCTTCATTTTGTTTTGCTACATCTAATTGTCTTTTGGTTTCTTTTAGTTGCCATTTTAAATAAGCATTACTTAATGATGATTTCTCGGCTTCTTCGAAAACTTCCTTAGGTATATCTTCAGGATTTACATCAGGAAATTCTTTTAAAAAGTCTTCATACTCTTTATTTTTAGCTTTTTCTTTTTCCTGTGCTTCTTCCTTTGCCTTAAGTTCGTTTTCTTTTGCTTGTAATTGCTTTCTTAATTGTGCTGTAGCAATTACTTCTCTTGCTACATCCTCAGGTACTCCATTATCAATCATTTCTTCTAAACGTTCTTGTTCTTGAGCTTTTTGTTGGTCCTTTTCATATTGTTCTACTCGGTCCATATACTCATCAACAGAAATACCTAATTCATCAGCTTTTTGTTTAGCATACTTTTCAAGTTTGCTATTTTGTAGATTTTCTAGTTCTTGTAGTTTTTTATCGTAGTTTAATCCTTTTTGGTACCCGTTGATTAAATCTTCAATAGACTCTACGTTAACTTCCTCTTTGTTGTACTTAATCTTTCCAGATAAAGCTTTTAATAGAGGTTCAAAATCTACCTCATCCTCTTTGGAATTATCTTCCTGACTTCCACTTGGTTCGCTTTCATCATTTGTTTCTTCCTCTGATTCTTGACTTTCTTCATTGATTACTTCTTCATCAATATCTGCAAAAAAGTCTTCATCTGATTCCATTGTTTCAGTTGGTTTACTTTCTACAACTTCTTCATCTTCCATTTAATTTCCTCCTTTGCCTATGGTTGGGCATAGTACTTTAATAAGTACTGTATTGATTTATAGACTAGAAAGGAGCCACAAGTTCAAAAGGGGAAGTCAAAAACTCGTGATTATGCCTATAAACCAATACACTACCTATTAAGGTAGTGATTTTAAGATTGTAAACCTCCAATATCTTTAAGTTCTTCCATTTTATCAACTGCATTTCTTCCTACAGTCGTTTGTCCTTCCATTAAAGGAATTGCTCCTGTTTCTCCCATTTGAAGTGTTTGTGCTAAATCTTCATCTGTTGGAATAGGATTTTCAGCATCTTGAATCTCATTATATCCAGTTCCATCGTCAAGAGCTCCCATCATTTCAAGTAATCTTTGTTCCATTTGCTCTGGATTTAATTGAGTTAAGCTTGCTCTTAATTCTGGTGGAAGTGTATCTAAGAATTTACCCATTAAGTTGTAAATTGCTTGTTTATATAAGTCATTTTGTTCGATTGATGTAATTAATTCTTGCTTATTAGGTATGATTTCATCAGGAATACGTTTTAGATATTCAACAAATTCAATCATTCCGTTGTTTAACAAGTTATCTAATGTTTGAACTGATGCTACTTCAGAGAAGTAAGATGAATTTCCTACATCTATTTTGATGTGTAGCCACATATCTTTTAAAATTTCAAAGTTAAATGGTTCTACAGTTCTCTCATTTAATGGTCCTGTTACAACAACTGGTCTTGTTCCGTAATAAGTTGCCATCATATCTATAATTATTTTTCCACAATCTTCTACAAATTCATAGAAAGCAGCTTTTACGTTCTCTAAAGGCACTGCTGCACTCTTTTGAATTGCTATAATTGCTGTTGCATTATTCATTGTTACGTTTCCTAAAGAAGCATCTCCTACTCCTAAAGTTTCTTTAGTGTATTGCATAGCTAATTCTATAGCTTGCATTATTTGTCCTGACATTGTTGCTGGTTCTAAATATCCAGCTATGTTTCTTATAGAATCTCCTTGAAGGTTTGTAACCGGTATTTGAGCTCCTATTTCGTTTGTCCATCCTTCAATACGGTCAGCATCATAAACGGCTGTTGGGAAGGCTGTAAGCATTAAATGATAGATAACCATAGCAAACATTTTGTTTATTGCTATTTGGTTAGGTATTATTCCTGTTGTTTCTGCTCTACCGTGGTAAGAACCTTTAACTTCTTCCCAGTTATTGAAAGCTATTGGATAATAATTAAGCTTTGTGTCCTTTTTTTCATAAATATATTGGTTTCTTACACTTTTATTGGCGTAAATTTTATCATTTTCTTTATAATATTTAATAATATATAAAGCTTTTTCAAATCCTGCTGCCTCATTTTCTACTTTTCCGTTATCTCCCATCTGATAACCGGTCTCAGAATCAGGTTTTATTGCATCTACGTCCTTTATTCCGTTCTTTTTTGCTTCTTCTCTTAGGTTTTTTACTAAATCTCTACCTACTAGTATAATGTAAGGTTGTTTTTCAACTTGTCTAGTGTTAGGATTACCAAACAAAACGTTAGTACTGTCGATTATCTCAGCTTTTATTAAACCTTTGATGCTAGGATTTGTTTGTTTAAATGGTTGTTCATCCATATCAAAGTAAAAATGTAAGCACCAATCTCCTGTATCAAACCCATCTGCTAGCAAAGACCTACTTTTTGCATTAAAATTTATGTTTTCTAATACATTTTTTATCTCTGCATTAGCTAAATCAGTGTTTTTTACCTTTTGTTGCATCACTACATCATTAGTTTGAGGTCTATATTCCATTGGTTGTATTGATATTGTTATATCATCAGCCTTTAGTGATGCTATTTTAAATTGTTTTACTCTTTTGATTATGTTGAAAACTGGTTTTGGTAGACCATCTGCTACTACATTTCTCCATTGGTCTCCACTTGCAAAAGCTATATTTGCATCTATTACATCATAATAGTTTTTATCATCACCATACATAGCTTGGTTATATTTAACACCAGCTTCATATAATTCCCAATCTTTTGTCTGCCTTTAAATCACTTCCTTTTTATAGCTTCTCTTTCATCATATTTCATTAGATTTTCAAAAGCTTTTTTTGCTTTTTTAAACTCTTCTTTTTCTTCGTCTGTTAGTTTTGGCTTTTCTTTTTTTGGTTCTTCCTTTTTTGGTGGTATAAACCTTATCACATAAGCTATTATCAAAAGAAGTAATATTGAATTTATTGCTACTAATATTTCCATTTTTAACCTCCATATTTCATATAATCTCTTGTTGCTGTTGCTCCTGCTATTCCTAATATTCCTAATCGTCTTCTCTGACGTTTAGATTCCTCATACATAAGCTCTTGCTCTGTCATTATTCGTGTTGCTTTAGTACGTTCTATACAAAATCCTCTGATAGCATCCGGTCCATGTGTTAATTCATGGGGCTCTTTTGCACAATCATTTGGGTTTTTATCATCTCTTTGTATTGCAGGTAACGTTCTTAATATATGTTTACAGGTATTAAAAAAACGAAGTTTACTCATTTTCTTCGTTTCTCCTGTTTGCTCATCCTTTTTTTCATAGATTTTTAAGTGTTCTTGTACTGCATACCATCCTAATACTCTATTATTGGATGATTTAGTTAGTATTACTCCATTTTCTCTGAATATATCATAAGCATTTTTACCTGTATCATTACGTCTATTCCACAAATCCGGTGGTCCATACGTATATTTGATTTTATCTTCGCCATCCATTTGTAGGATTTTTGCTGCTGCCTCACTTATAATCAAATCATTTTTATAAAGTTCTTTATAGCAATATTCGTTTCCTTCCGGGTCTATTGCTATCCAATAGCAAGCTAACATATCTAATCCATAGTCTAGTGTTCTATATCTATCCCACTCTTTTGGTATATCAAATGGTTCGATAACGTGGACACTTCTATCAAAATCTTTGAAGTATTGTCCATCAAATATGTCCCAATTACCTTCTTTTAGAGCTTTACGTTCTTTTTCTGGTAGGGCATCCAAACGTTTAACATAATCTGGGTCTGCTCTCATTAAGAATTTATTATCTGTAACAAAGCTTGGTATGAATAAACGTGTTGATTCTTCTCCTGTCTCCATTTTGCAACTATGCATCTCTCCAGCAGGTCCTATATCTACGAATCTTTCCTTTACCCACATATGTCCTACTCCACCTGGGTTGGTAGAACTCTTTATTCGTTTTGGATATTCATTTGCTCCACGGCAACGTGAAATCATATACGTGTACATATACTCAGTAAAGTGTGTAAGCTCATCAAATCTTATTACATCATATTCAGCTGATTGATATTGATATACGTCCATCTCATTATCAATATATCCAAAATCTATTATTGAGCCATTATCAAATGTCCATATATGCTTTGAAGAATTATAAGATGCTATCTCTCTAGGATATAACTCCAGAGAAGTTCTTATAATTGAACGTTCTAGGTCTGGAAATGTCCTACGAAAGATTATCTGCTTCGACTTCTCATATTTTAAAGCATATAACAACGCATCTACTAACTGCCCATATGATTTTCCACCACCAGCAGCTCCTCCAAATAACGTCTCGAAAGCTTCAGAATTAATAAATAAATTTTGCTTCTCTGTTATTCTTAAATCTATATTCATAGCACATCTCCTTTATAAAAGGGTAGCCTCATATTGGTTGCAGAGGGAGGAGTCGAACCTCCTATCTCTAGCTAAGGAAACTAGCAAGATACCGTTTCTCTACTCTGCCATATGGAGCTTCTTCGGCTCCATCCACCATCCTTTTTATTGGTGCTCTTTTTCCGTGTCTATCTCGCTTCAATCACAGATAGGGACCGATTGATTAGTACTTTCTTAGAGTTAGTGCTCTTTCTTTTCGTACAATATTTTAAAGCCTTTGTAGACACCATAGAATAGATATAAAGAACTTTATTCTCCTAGGTTTTATTCAGTTCCATGCCTTTGGCAAGTATCTACTCTATGCTAGCCACAATGACTAGCACTGAATGACTATATTGGTACTTTATAAGCACCATAGAATAGATATAACTGGACTCTAACCAGTGCGACTAGCTTTGACTTGCTATGTCTTTGTTATGCCTAACATAACTCTTGGGGGTTGTCAGCTCCCTGTTCTCACTACTGAACATATATATCTACTCTATGCTACCAATAAAAAAGAGAGCCTTTTCTAGGTTCCCTTATTCCTTTTGCCTATACCCCTTCTAACAGGGGGGAGGTAGCTTACTTACAGTCCGTTATCATTACTAGATTATATAACTAGGCTGGTTTTCAGTCTTCCTCCCTATTTGTATATACAAATTATTGGTCTTACATCATATCTCGATAATATGAATGCCACTTTACACTTTGTCTTTTTATACTCGCCCCGTGGGCGATTCGCACTTTTCCCTTATTTTTCAACACTTGTCAACTTTACAATTTTGCTATGGATTTTACACTCTCTTTATATGTATTTTGTGTTCTTTTATATATTTTTTGTGTGAATGTGTATATATATAGTATAGAGAGTATCTTTAACATCCACATTTTTAACCTATACCGGTATTACCGGGGGGGCAAGTAGTTTTACTACTTGAAGACCTGCTCCTGCTCCTCCCCTCCTCGCTGTTGCTCTGCTCTGCTGCTCCTTGCTCTGCTCCTGGTATAGTGCTATAATATATATAAATACATATAGTATATATAATATATTAGTATAAAATATACTAGAAGTTTACATAATGTCTATTATAGGTAGTAAATTATTCTATTTTTATGTTGATTTTTATTTCTTTATTTTCTGTTGATTTATTATTTTCTAACCTGGATTTATCGTATAAAATGCCTAACGTTGTACTTAGTTGTTGCAGCGTTATTTTTTCCCCTGTCAATATTTCCTGTTCTATCCTTTCAAGTGCAAGCTTCATTATTTTGTTGGCTTTTTTTGTGAACTCATTGGTATTGTCAGTTATATTATCAATCTCATTTTCCTTATTTTGTTTTAAAAGTTTATAAATATATCTAGGTGTTATATCATATTGTTCTGCTACTTGTTTTATATGATGCTTAGACATATCAAGTAAACAAGATGCAACTATATCATCACGTTGTTCTTCTGTTAGCTTTATCAATGTATCACCTACTTACTCTATAATACTATAATAGCATAGTTTAAAGGGACACAGACGGACAAAATAACTTTTTTGTAAAATTTTTTTATTGTTATTTTATAAGGTTATCCAGGAGATAGCAAACAATTTTTTATAATTAGTTGAGAAATTATCATTGACAATCTGGTTGTCTTTTAGTATAATTAAGTCAAGCAAGCGGGAAAAGGCAACAAGAAAAACAAGTTGTAAGTCCTTAACTGGCAGTAGTTGGTAAGTAAAAAGTTGACTCTATAGTCAAGCCGAATAACTCAATCGAAAGCAGAACACAGGC